ATTGTCTCTTTGGATGAGGGACTTACTCAGTTTCATCCATATCATTTTCAAGAGAAGTTAATCAATAACTTCCATGAGAACAGATTTAATATCTGTAAGATGCCACGACAGACTGGTAAATCCACTACAGTCGTATCTTACCTTTTGCATTATGCTGTCTTTAACGACAGTGTGAACATTGGCATTCTTGCAAACAAAGCAGCAACCGCGAGAGAACTTCTTGGAAGGTTACAAACTGCATATGAAAACTTACCCAAGTGGATGCAACAGGGTATCATTGCATGGAACAAAGGATCTCTGGAGTTAGAAAATGGCAGTAAGATATTGGCAGCTTCTACGTCTGCAAGTGCTGTCCGAGGTATGTCGTTTAACATCCTCTTTCTCGACGAGTTCGCTTTCGTCCCGAATCACGTTGCTGACTCGTTCTTTGCATCTGTTTATCCTACTATTACTTCTGGTAAAAACACCAAAGTAATCATTGTATCTACCCCACACGGTATGAATCACTTCTATCGCATGTGGCATGATGCGGAGAAGCGCAAGAATGAATATATTCCGACTGATGTTCACTGGTCAGAAGTTCCAGGAAGGGATGATGAATGGAAAGAAACGACAATTGCAAACACGTCAGAACAGCAATTTAAGGTTGAGTTTGAGTGTGAGTTCTTAGGATCTGTTGATACACTTATTGCTCCTAGTAAATTAAGGACATTAGTGTATGATAATCCTATTCAGAGAAATGCTGGACTGGATGTCTATGAACCACCGAAAGAGAAGCACGACTATGTAATGACGGTTGACGTAGCAAGGGGAGTTGGGGAAGATTACTCCGCATTTGTTTGTGTAGACATTACAGAATTCCCACATAGGATTGTTGCTAAGTACAGGAACAATGATATCAAACCGATGTTGTTCCCAAATATAATCTATGAAGTAGCAAAGAACTATAACAGTGCATATATTCTATGCGAGGTAAATGATATCGGGGATCAGGTTGCAAGTATCCTTCAATATGATCTAGAATATCAAAATTTATTGATGTGCTCTATGCGAGGTAGAGCAGGACAGATTGTCGGTCAAGGTTTCTCTGGTAAGAAGACACAACTTGGAGTTAAGATGTCCAAGACTGTAAAGAAGGTTGGATCACTTAACCTCAAAACTCTCATTGAGGAAGACAAACTTATCTTCAATGACTATGAGATTATTTCAGAGTTGACAACCTTTATCTCAAAGCATAATTCATTTGAGGCAGAAGAAGGTTGTAACGATGACTTGGCAATGTGTCTGGTTATCTATGCCTGGTTGGTCCAGATGGACTACTTTAAAGAGTTGACTGATCAAGATGTAAGAAAGAGACTATATGAAGAACAGAAGAATCAAATTGAGCAAGACATGGCTCCATTTGGATTTTTAAATGATGGATTGAGTGAAGATAGTTTTGTAGACAATGATGGAGACAGATGGTTCACGGACGAGTATGGAGACATGGCACATATGTGGGAGTACCGCTAGTGGATTTAGATGGTCAGATAAAACTTGGACACCTTCTTTTACAAGATAGGAAATGTAGAACTTGTGGTGAGATAAAAAATTTAGTCGATGGATTTTACAGAACTAGAAAAGATAGAGGAGCAGTTGCATCATCGTATGCCTATGAATGTAAAGAGTGTACAATAAAAAGGATAGTTGACTCAAAGAAAAAGAGAGATCCATTTGTTGATTGGAACTACCCAGATTGGTAATTCGCGTCATGTTTCCCCTGTGAAAATAGACCTTTTAATAAATATTTTCAGATAAACTGAGACCACGGAGAACTAACACATGGCGACTCCTCAATTATCTCCTGGAGTACTGGTAAGGGAGGTTGACCTAACAGTAGGAAGAGCTGATAATGTACTTGATAACATTGGTGCCATTTGTGGACCATTTGAAATTGGACCTGTCGAAGAAGTAACAAACATTCCTAATGAGCAGGATCTCATCAATGTATTTGGTGAGCCTAAGTCAGCAGACAGACAATATGAGTACTGGATGAGTGCATCATCTTATCTCTCATATGGCGGTGTCCTTAAGGTCGTTAGAGCAGACGACGATGATCTGAAGAATGCTAACGCAGGTGTAGGTATTGCAAGCACTACCACACTGAAGATCAAGAACTACGACGATTACAGCAACAACTACGACACGGCAACTGATTTCTACTGGGCTGCTAAGAACCCAGGATCATGGGCAGACAATCTTAAGGTTTGCTACATCGATGATTTCGCAGATCAAACTCTCGGAATCACGACTACCAGTCTTGCAGGACTTGGTGCAACGGTCGGTATGGGTATCACCGCAGCAGTTACTGGGGTTCTTCCCGGTACAGGAACAACCGCAGTATTTACTGGATACGTAAAGGGTATCATCACCGGAGCAACTGATGCCACTGACGGCAACAGTAAACTGGATGTCAAGATCGTTTCTAGAGTTTCTTCTGCTGGAGTAGAAACTGAGATTGATTATGCTGAAGGAGATGGATTTGCATCCTTCGATACATCAGATTCTGTTTACTTTACCTCTGATGCAGGTAACGTAACCGCTGCACAGACACCTACTAGTGCAGTTGACTGGTATGATTCACAAACTCTTGGTCTCACCAACTCAGTAATTCACTGGAAGACCATTGCACCAAAACCTGGTACTAGCGTCTATGTAAATGATAGACAAGGTAAGAACGATCAACTTCACATCGTAGTTGTTGATGATACTGGAGATGTAACTGGCATCAAGGGCAATATCCTTGAAAAGCACGTTGATCTTTCCAAGGCAAGCGATGCCGTTTCTAACGTCAACGCACCTCAGAAGATCTACTATAAGGATTACCTCCGTGATCTTTCTGCTAACATCTATGCAGGTAAGGATCCTCTGGCAGCAGCTGATGCGTTCCACGGAACTACACCAGTAGCAACTGGATTTACCGCATACACTGGAGTTAAATCTGCATCCTTTGTTAAGGACAGTGGAGCAGGCAACCAGTCTGGAACGATTGCACAGGACAAGCAGTTCCTTTCCATCGGTAATAAGACTTACAACCTCTTGGGTGGTAACGATTACGAAAGCACTGGTGGAGACGGTTACAAGGCAGACCTTGGAAAACTGATCACTGGATACGGATTATTCTCCAATAAAGATGAAGTCGAAGTAGACTTCCTGATCATGGGTCCTGGTTGCGATACTGAAGCAGCATCTCAAGCAAAAGCAAACTACGTTATCTCTCTTGCAGAGTCAAGAAAGGACTGTATGGCCACCGTTGGTGCTCATAGAGAAAACTTAGTTGCTGCCGCTGGCGGTGGTCTCTTAACTGCAGAGCAACAAACGACTAATCTGATCAACTACTTTGGTCCTCTGTCGTCTTCGTCCTACGCGACATTCGACTCTGGATACAAGTACACCTTCGACAGATTTAACAACAAGTTCGTCTACATTCCAACCAACGCTGATGTTGCTGGAATGATGGCAAGAACTGCACTTCTCGCTTTCCCATGGTTCTCACCTGCTGGTCAGCAAAGAGGTGTTCTGAACAACGCTGTCAAACTTGCTTACAACCCAAGCAAGTCTCAGAGAGATCGTCTCTATCCTAAGAGAATTAACTCCTTCATCACTTCACCTGGTGCTGGAACGTTCCTCTTCGGAGACAAGACTGCTCTCGGTTATCAATCTGCGTTCGACAGAATCAACGTTCGCCGCTTGTTCCTCACAATCGAGCAAGCACTGGAGAGAGCGGCACAAGCTCAACTCTTCGAGTTGAACGATGATCTGACTAGAGCGAACTTCAGAAACATTGTTGACCCATACCTCCGTGATGTTCAGGCGAAGAGAGGACTCATTGATTATCTGGTTATTTGTGACAGCACAAATAACACCCCAGATGTTATTGACAACAATGAGTTCAGAGCAGACATCTTCCTGAAGCCTGCTAAGTCTATCAACTTCATCACCCTTACTTTCGTAGCAACGCGAACTGGCGTTTCTTTCTCGGAAGTAGCAGGTAGAGTTTGATCATTAAATTATAAAAAAACGGAGGATTTCTAAAAATGTCAACTTTACGCACACTTTCCAAATTTAAAGGTAAGCTGCAGGGCGGTGGTGCAAGACCCAATCTATTTGAGGTTCGTCTTGATAATCTGCCTGATGCGGCAAAAGACTCAACCCCAGGTGCATCCTGGGGTCAGCAGGGTCAAGAAGACTTTGCAATTCTGTGCAAAGCAGCTAACCTTCCTGCTTCCACCATTGCATCAATCGACATTCCTTTCAGAGGTCGTACTCTGAAAGTTGCTGGAGACAGAACCATTGAAAACTGGACTGTAACCATCATCAACGATGAAAACTTCTATATCAGAACTGCTATGGAAGCATGGATGAATGGTATTGCCAAGTTGGATAACAACACTGGTGCTACTAATCCAGGTTCTTACATGGAATCTGCAACCGTACATCAACTCGGAAGAGGTTATTCACAAGGAAGACATAGTGAGGCAAACTCATCTTCTTCTGGTGACACAGATGTAAAACCTCTGAAGT